TGTCCCAAAGCCAATATTTCCAGCTTGAGCCCAAGTCTCTGTCGCATTGTAAGTTGCCCAAGTTTCCGCTGGTGGCAATTCATTCCAACTCGATAGCAATAGCTCATCTAGTAAGTCGGTAATCTGCGCGCCGTCTAAACCTTCGGCTAAGTTGCCATTAAATATGGCTCTTTGCGTTCTAGCCAAAGCTCCAATGGCCGTAATTCTTAAGCTAGTAATTACTGCGCTAGATCCTGCGCTGCGGACAATTTGCCTCAAGTCTGAAATGCGACCCCCAAAAATAGAGACATAAGCGCCAGTCGTATCTTTGACTTCAATAGTTACTGCGGTGTTAATACTGAAATCATAATTAGTGCCATCGGTATTTATAACTTCTAGCGAGCAGTAACCTGCTGGGGTAGGTGAGTTAATATCTTGACGGCCAGAGGTAATACTTAAGTTGCTTAAAGTAACCGAGGTTAATTCAGAACCATTAACTGAAATCTTCCAATCGGGAGTCCAGAGTGTCATAAGATTTGAGCCGAAGTCCTAAGATCACCAGCGCCAGTAGTTCCGCGATTAGTCGAGTTATTAAGCGCCAAGATAACTGCTCTGGTAAATCCTTCTTCATCAATAGCTGATGGGGCATTTACATTAATAGTTACACCAGCGTTATTAGCTGCAACTGTTCCAGCGACATTAAATCCAGATGGAATTGCATTACCGCTTGGCACTAGCGTCGATGGGGCGCTTGGAGTCGAAGCCGATGGAGCGCTTGGAGTAGTGGATGGCTTAGGAGCTGCTGGGATGCTTGGGCTTGGAGCAGTAGCAATCTTTGGAAGTGTTGAGCTGCTTGGAGTGCTGGGTGCTGAGAATGATGGCTTAGAAATAGTAGATACATTAGGCAAAAGTGGAACGGCATTATAAGCGCGGATAAGAACATTTATTGCATCGATGGCAAAATTAACTGCGCTCTTAATTCCATTAACTACTGCGCCAATAACATCCAAAATACCACCAGCAACTTTGCCGATAAAGCTAAGTGCTCCGCCAAGGTTATTAATCAATACTGGCACTACAAAATCTTTAATAAAATTATAAAGAATAGTTAATGACTCTTTATTTCTAGCAATAGCATCGGTAACTGGCCTGAGTGCTGCATCCTTAAATTCAATAAATTTAGGAATAACTGTGTTAATAAAATAATCTAATAACCTTTGTAGAGTAGGCAATAAAGCCGCTCCTACTGATTCTTTGGCTTCATCAAAGCCCACTTTGAGTCTTGCGATTTGCCCTTCAAAAGTATTAGCTTGGACTGTAGCAGCTCCGCCAAAAGTATTTGCCAATTGCTTGACTGTGCCTTCTAATCCAAGGGTTTTAATTTCGGCAGTTGATAAACCAACACCTAGTCGGCTCAGAGAGCTGGTATTGCCTTCGTATGCTTTACCCAAAGCATTAGATACTGTTTCAACACTTTTGCCAGTAGCAGCTGAAATATCTAAGGCTAGGTTCAATAAATCTTGGGACTTTGTTACTGATCCTGTGGCAGTTGCTAGGCGCTGGAGTGCTGGGCGCAATTGGTCATCAGCAACGCCAGTAGCAAGAGAAGTTTTAAGTATCTGCTCCTCGACTGCTGAAATTTGGGCATCGGTTGCAGCAGTAACATTCTTAAGGGCATTGGCTAAACGAAGCTGGGCAGCCTCATCTTCAATAGCTGCCTTAACGCCATCAACGGCTAGCTTGACTGCATAGGCCGCTGCTGCTGCCGCCGCTGCTGCAAAGGCTGCTGCTGCGACTTTGCCGAACTTCTCTAACTTACCGCCAAAGCCTTCGACCTCTTTAGAGCCAGTATCCAGCTTCTTTTTTAAATCATCGACATCAGCAAGAATCGAGAGTTTAAGTGTTCTACTGCCAGCCATTACTTATCCCACTCTTTCAATATCTTGGAAAATGCTTCTTGCCATTTCTTAATCAATTCAGGCTGAATCTTACGAAGGGTTGGGTAGATAAAGTAGCCAGCATTGCCGCGACCTTTGCTGGGTGTTCTTCTCGGGAACTGACGCAAGCGATTAGATCCAAATTCATAACCTGCCCAGAGTTTTTGTGTGCTACCGCCACCAGAAAAGCGCTGACTAGCAAATCCGTATGAGAACTCTCCGATTTTGGAACTGGCCGATACTTTGACGCCTGTGGTGATTCGGCGGACTGCTTCTTGGCCAAAGGTTCTGGTGAGTCCATAGGCTTTAATTTCGTTGGCTGCGTAAGTAGCCAGCGCGCTAGATTCTCGTTTAGCTTGGCTAACGGCTTCATCATCCATCGCTTTAAAAGCGGTAATGATTGAGCGGAGTTCGCGCTTGTCATAGCTGATTGGTAACTCATCTGCCACCGCTACGCTCCTTTAAAATATCTATCGCCGTTAAGACTTGATCTATGTCAGTCCAGTAAGTCATCGGGATTCCAGTTGCTATTGCAATCTCGACTATTAGTCGGTTGATGCTTCCGGACTCGTAACTTTTGGGCTTTCATCTCCAATCGTCATCTCTTCGACTGTTAGCTCCCAAATCTCTTGAGACTTAACTGGCTTTCCTGCTGCTTCGCGCTTATACGCAAAGTATGCAAGATCTAAGAAGTCCGCTTGCTGGTAAGCCGATATATCCTTCATAGAATAAATCGACTTGCCTGTCTTGCGTTCCCACTTAGCCCACTCTGGCAAGCCAGCCTGATAAGTTGCTGACTCGCCCGAGTTATATTTAATTGTTATTGAAATTTTCATAGCTCCCGATGCTCCGATCTCTTAGCTGAAGGTCTCTGTTGGAGTTCCAACGACTGTCATCGTCCAAGTATCAGTTAGCGCTGATGGAGCTGCGCCACCTGCTGCTGGGAAGATTGGCAATACATTGAAAGCAAATACTGCGCCAGTTACGGCGGTAAATGAAACTGCGAGTGTGGTGTTAGCTGCTGACTCAGCATCTGCCCACATTGCCTCGAATAGTGAGCTAGCAGCTCCCCAATCCTGTAGCAGTTCAATTGTGAATGTCCATTGCTTATCAACGGATTTATAAGCGCGACCATCAAGGGTTTGATAGGTCTCGATAATTGTGTCGCAGCTTAATACCGCGCTTGTTGCTTGGGCGTCGTAGCTAGCGCTATCGAGTGTAAAGGTTACATCGCGCCCAGTTATTACTGTAGTTGGCATTTGGGTCTCCTATGCGGTTTGCTCGTAGCGGACGCTCAAGCGTATATCTGAAACTAGCAGGGTCGTAGTTCCTACTTCTGTTACCGAAGGTCTTTCGACTATTGATAACTCATACTTGGAAGCGTTTAGCGCTCCAAGAATACTGATGATTAATTGCTCTAAGTTGTCCAGAGCAGCGGCGTTGCTGAAATACGCAACGCAAGCAGTTATGGTGTAATTTAATTTGACGCGAGTAGTTGCTTTGCCTAAGACTTCAAGCTCCATATAGGGCGAGTCTGGAATGACGATAATTGCTGGGACTATTGGAGCTTCTGGAACTGAGTCATAAATATTAGCGGTGCATCCAGCCAAAGCAGTCTTAATCGCGCCTCTAACATCTGTGGCAATTGTTGATGCTGGCATTAGCCGACCATAGTTTCAACATCAAGATATGGGCCAAGTAAGCCAGTTACTTTGGCAAGTAAATTCTTAGATAGGCGGTAAGGGGTAACTGAAAAATCTACGCCTTCGATTGATCCACCAGCGGCGGTTCTGGATTGGAAGATTTCAACGGAGATAGCCAAAATAGCAGCTTCAGCATTGGGGTTTCCGACATAGGTCGATAATCCAGATAGCGCAGCGTTTCCTGCTGGGATGATATTTTTTTCCAATATGTCTGCATTGGTGATTGCGACTGTAAATACATAATCTGAAATTTCGTCATCGGTTACTGTGTGAGTGCCATTGAAAGGAGCTCCGCAGCCAGTAATAATTACGGATTGGCCTTCTGTGAATTCTTGAATTGTTGCAGTCTCAAAATAAGCAATATTATCGGTTAGCTTCACTTTGTTAATCTTGCTTTGAAAAGTAACTAGCATTGGGAGAACTAGATTTTCCGAGGCATCTACTATGTCGCCAAGATAAGCGTCTGAATATAGGGATGACGAAACGCCAAGAATTGTCCTAAGCTCTGTGGCCGTAACTATTGTAGGCATTTCGTCATCCTTTCAAGCAGTTAGGTGAGGGGCCAGCTCGGGAGCGGACTGGCCCTCACTTTTTTAATTACTCAGCGAACTGGTAATAAACCGATCCGTTAGCAACTTTTACGGCAAGAGCGCCATATCCGTAGTAAGCAACTTCGACCTGTCCGTTAAGTGCAACATTTGTCTGTAGGCGGAATCTTGAGGATTCATACCAAGTATAGGATTCTGGATTTACTACGAACATTGAGCCATCTCCTTGACCGCCTGCGTCGCCAGCATTTGAAGCCATTGCGCGAGATACATAGAGATTAAGTCCAGCTACGGAACCGCGTAGTGAATCTGGAGAAGCAACACCTGCTGCATTTTGTGGAGCAATTGCATTGTAAATTGGGCGTCCAGCATCGTTGTAGCCCATAATATTTTGCCATTGTGTTGGAGTTACTATGATATTTCTGGCAAATCCAAGTGAGTTTGTATAAACCAACTTAGCAGCTTCAGAAGCATATCCAAGCAGACCAGCAGCAGTATTTGCTCTAGCGGTTGTTGCTGCAAGACCATTTGAAAGCAGTCCTGCTGCTACGAACTTATCAGTTGCAAATGCATAAGCAAATTCCATTTGACGAACTAGCTCATCAAAAAATACTGGGTTGGAACGATCAAGAAGCTCAACGCTAAATGTCTGACCGCCAGCAAATTTCTTAACATTTACAGTAACGAAGCTGTTAGTCATTCCTGTTTCATCAATTGCAGCGGCTTCTGCCTCTTCTCCAACTGTTGGAACGGCTGTAATTTTAGGAATTTCAAAGCTCATTCCTGCATCTGGTAGAACTCCAGTTGAAATTGCATCAATGGTGCTTCTATCAGCATTTGATAATGGATTGATAATCTCAGTTAGTTGGCGAGTTGGGATGAGACCAGCGTTGTTGCTTGTGGTGTCGTCTGCTGCCATAACATACTGACGGGAAGCGTCATCGCCATAAACTTTTGCGCGAATTGATGCCTCTAGATATTTTGCCTTGGTAAATTCAAGGCGAGGGGTTGTGTAGAAGGCTGGCTTTGGAGCAGCAGCTTCTACTTTGGCTGCTTCTACCGCTTCTTCAACGGCAGGAGCAGGAGCGGTAGTGTCGGACACTTGGTCTCCTTCGGTTGGTTTGTCTGAATCAGCGGTTGCCAAATCAGAATCTTTCTTTTCTTCGTTCTCGGACGCTGCTACTTCGCTTACGCGAGCAGAATCAATTGCAGGATCAGTAACTAGAGAAACTTCATCAAGGGTTGCTGAAGTAATCTGCATTACGCCCTTATTATTAGTCCATTCATTTATTTGAGCGCCTACGCTAAATCCATCGCGTAGCCCTTCAGTTGCTTCTACTAGGGCATCTTCTCCAGCCATAGTATTTGCAATCTTAAAGGTGGCTTCAATTCCATTAGCAGTTACATTGTGAGAGACCATTTTGCCAATTGGGCGAGTGCGGTCGTGCTCGAGAAGAAGCTTGACTGGCTTAATCTCAATGCTATCTGCTGCGAATACTGTTGGGCCTACTGAGGTATTTCCTTGCTCATTCCAAGTAACGATAGTCCCAGTAATTGTTCTTTTAATTGTGTCGGCAGCGGTAACTGCCATTGGCATATTAACCTTCATTTGGTATCAAGTCCTCTTCTCGCTGAATCTGCTCAACGCTCATCGCGCCAATGCGGTTTAGGATTTCATAAACTTGCGCTCTTTCTAGCGCGTTACCGCGTAAGAAATCGTCAAGTGCAAAGCGCACCATTACTGGATTTGGAACGAAGTCCGGTAACGATAAGCGTTCCTCAATCGCTTTAAGGATTGGGCGAAGTGAGAAATCAACTAATGAGCGCCGCTCGGACACCGCGTTTGAATAAGTCATAGAAGTCGCTTCGGCGCTCAAGAAGTAAGCAGGGATACCGCAAGCTCTAGCCAATTCAAGCGCTACATATTGACGGCCTTCTGCAAGTTGCAATGATTTAGGATCAAAGCCAAATTGCTCAAGATTTACATCAGCATTTAGAAATGCAGTAGAGCGAGATTGACGCGCAGTTTTCCAAGCGCTTAATAAAGCTGAAATTCTTTCAGCAGTTAAATTAGTTCCATTTGATTTAAGAACCATAGTTGGAGCAGGCTCTTTAGCATAATTAACTGCTGCGTTCTCAAGATATACCGCAGCTGCGATTGTCTTACCAGCTCTATGAAGCAATCCCTCATCTGGGCCATCAAAGCGAATGAGTGAGCCTACGCCTTGGAGTGGAACTGAACGGCCATCAACTTTATATCCAGTAATTTCGGTATTCAAGAAATCTGTATCGACTGTAACGCGGTCTGGGCTGACGCGAGTCCAAGCTCTTACGCGACCGCCATCAGTTGAAGAATACATTTCTAAAACTTGACCATAACCAGCACCATAAAG